ATACAACACCAGTAAATAAACTTGGCCCTACTATTAAATATGGTACAATAACCATAAATTGATCATATCCGATCATCCATATATCAAAATATCCATAATGCATATACAATCTATGATAATTAAATCTTATTCCAGTAAAAAAGACTCCATAAGGTTTCTGGCTGTGCGTAGTTATCTTTATCATCTTCACCTAGTACCAAGTCTTTTCTAAATGCAGCTTCAATTTTTTGATTATTATATTCAAGGCCAGGAAGTTTGTATCCAACAAACCATGAAATAATTATACCTCCAATAGAAACAGTCAATGCTGTCCATACCAACGATCCTGATATATCACTAAAGAAGGGAATAGTAACTGATTCACTTAAATTCCATAATACTGGAATAAAAGCAATTAACGTCATTAATGCTCGTACAACCTGTAATCCTAAAGTCTCAACAATTCTAGCAAACCTATTACAATCTTCTTGTATACGTTGACTAGCTCCTTCTATCTCTTCTTTGACATTACGCCAACGAGGGATATAATTAAATGTAATTGCTTGACGCCAACGTAATCCATATATGCGTGTGAACCATCCTGTAACTACTGCCAATAATACATATGGAAATGCTAATACAGTAAATGATGGATCACCTTCAAAATTGTTAATTATATAAGATACACTGATTAACTTATCATAAAATAATGTAACACCTTCAGTTGGATTATCTTTATAATCTCCTGCTCTTTGTAATAGATTATAGAAACCTCCATACCAAGAATTAATAGCAACTGTTAATTGAACTTGCAACCATAAAGATGAACAGAGTAAAGCACCTCCGCCCCAAGCCCATAAAGCCCATTGCTTACTTCTGTAAAAGGCCTTTATCATTAGACTCTTCTATTAAGTTTAGTAATTGAATTCTATACTTATTCTTATTAATTGTTAAAAATCTTTTATAATCATTCATTATTTTATTGAGATCAAGCCAGACAATATCATCCTTTAGTTTTTGATTCCACTTTTTGGTAAATTTAACAAGTTCATCCAAAATAATTAATGTCTCTAGAGATAGTCTTCCCCCCAAAAATTCTTTCATTAATTTTGGATGTTCAGATTTCTTGACTTCAAATAAAGGATTAAACTCTTTTACAAAAGGTCTGATTTCTTCACTGAATATACCATAGAAGCTATAACGTCTTATTTTCCAATTTTCATAGTTCTCATTATTAAAGCTAGATATATAACCGTTACGATCTTTAATGAAATTAGAAATAAAATAGTCTCTAATTTCATTATACTCTTTATATTTTCTGGAAAGTTTTACAAAGAAAAATCTGTCTTTGCGTTTATAGAACGAGTCTCTGGATACACGACTCTTGCCCTTATATGTAATAAAGTCATAATCAGTATTACCAAAATGTGCCTTCATAGCACAATACATTAAATAAACGTCAATTGGTTCCATTCTATAAAATAATAAGTTTAGATGTGGGCACGGGAAATAAATCTATCAGCTTCACTTATTTTATCTTTGTAAATTTTCTGTAATTCACCATAAGACAACACCTCCAGCATATACATCTGATCCCATGTTGGAAGTTTTCTTTCAAATAATTTATGACACGCCTCAATCATCTCCTCCATAAGAAGTTGATCGTAGTATGAGAGGCCTCTCGCATATTTTACACGTTCGAAATAATACGGTTTAAACTCTTTACTCATTTAAATTTACCTATTTTATTATATCGGTAATTGTGCTTGTTTTGGTAGAAAATTTAAATCTCTTGCATTTGCTTCAATTTTTTCTTTAAGTCCCTTTGAAATAAGAGGACTAACAGTATCAGGTTCAAGACCTTCTTTATTGCAATACCATAAAACTGCTTCCATATGTGTAATTTGTTTTTCTTTTGCAATATTTTCAATTGCAGCAGTAAAGCTTTTAGATGTTTTTAGTGTCATGTGTATCCTTTAATCTTTATTGTGGGGTTAACCATATACCCCGCCTCGCCTTAGAAGTGGTAGGTATTCTGTTGCCAGGAACCTACCGAACCCCGACAGACTATGCAGCTAGTGCATAATCCTCAAATGCCTCATTATCGTTGGCACTTACTATTTTGACCGATCAGGTGGTCAATCCACAGTTCTCCACGTTCCTATACATTGCCAGTCGATCCTAGTTCGCCCCCCTCAAGAGTACACCAGTCGAGTGCCTATCGTAAAGAGTACCGCTCCGCCCTGGCCAAGGGAATCCTACTTTCGTCAGTTACTCACCCGATGTACTCATGGTGGAGGCGATGGGTACTGCCCCCATGTCCTGCACAATTTTTAGTTCGTATCATCAAACTGTAACTATATTTATACCACATTAAACCATTTTTGTCAAGTGTTTATTTTGTTCTTTCCATTCTGTAACGGAATCTTTTAATGCTTCCAAATAATCAAATTTTTTCTTAACAAACTCTTGTACTGTACCATCTTCTGTTACTACCAGAATTACTATTTGTGAAACATCAATTCCAGTTAACTCAGTAAACATCTCTGCATATGCAGAACCTTGAATATAATAATTTTCGTTCCAAGCATCATCCCGTTCTCTGGTTGAAGTCTTAAAATCTATAACAGACAATACATTATCATATTCTGCGATACAATCAGCTCTGCCTGCTACCTTATATTTGTCACTATATAATCCACACTCTTGAGCATATATGTTATCAATATTACATAACACTTTATTTTTTAATTGGGTGAATAAGCACCAAGGCAGGAAATCTTTTTGATGATGATTTATATCCTCATTATTTAAATAATCCTCACACATATGATGAACTTTGGTGCCCCGTGATGCAGCTTTACCAGCAACATAATTGGCAACATCATTTCCCACACGTTTACGCCATTCCACCAATCCTTTCTTATTACGAATTGATAAAACGGTTGTAATAGAAGGATATTCATTTCCTTCTGGTGTCACATAAAAACGATTTTTATTGATTGTTTTAGTTTTTAGTTTTGGTATTAGTGACGGAACTGTTTTCTGGTGTTTGTATGTCATCTTCACTTTCTTTCATTTCAAAATTTACATCAATTGAATAAATTGAATATTCTGGGGGAACTTTACCCCAACCTACTGTTCTATCCCACTGTCTCTGGGTATATTTATTAAACATTTCTCATTCTTTCAACAAGTCGATTTGCTCTATTTGTTACTTGGCGATACCAAATGCTATCAACCATTTCATCAGCTGCAGCATTCCAATCTCTTCTACTTACACCACTTTTCATTCCTTTAAATTTATTTAACCTTGTACGTCCCATATTGAACATCATGTTAGCAATTATTCTTTGAACTTCTTCTGGTAAATTATGAAAGTCGTAATAAAGAACTTTACAATCCTCTATAACTGTTTCTACATCAGACTCGAAAGCTTCTATAACTCTATTTTCTGATATTTCTGTTCCTAAACTTTGACCATGTTCTGGATCATTCTCAGTGATAAGATGACCGATACCAAAAGTAGCATAATCAAGATGATCATTATATATTTTGTATTCACACCCCTCATCTCGTTTCAATTCTTCTCTCAATTTTTCTAAGTTCACTATTTTGCTTCCTTTTATAACATTACTTCTGTCATATCTTTATCTCTTAAAGTTGTTCTTGCAATCCAATTTATGGGATATCTAAACCTTTCAAAAAAGAAATTTCCATTATTTCCATTTTTTCTAAGCTTAGTAAATGCCACGGCGGTGTTTCCTATTTTAAACTTATTAAATTTATCAACAACCGCGCCATCTTTGTCTATAATTTTAACAATTTTATTTTCATGGTCATATGCAAGATAAGCATCTTGATTGTATTTTTTTGCCTGAGATTGTAAATCGCTTGAAAATTCACTAAAACTTGTTCCTTTAGGCGCTATAACAAATATAGAATCTTCTGAAACAGATTTTTCGTCTTTCTTTCCTTGATTTTCTATCCACGCACCATCTACAAACACAAACCCATATTTTTTGCTTCTAAGAAAAGAAGCAATAGATTTATTTCTGGCAACATTATTTTTACGATCTAAATCACCTCTAAACGCAGTTATGATACCAACAGGATATTCTTGTTGAGTAAAATGTTTTAATACTCTGCTCATTTTTATTTCTGTAATAATATTATCATATGTTTTCATTATTCCATTCCTATACCCAATTTCATTTTATTAATAATATAATTACGAACAAAACCAGACCTTACAATATCACCAATAGTAAATTCTAAACAATGAAACTCTTCCATTTCCTCTAGAATTCTAAGAAAATCATGTAAACCATTTTTCTCATTCTGTTTGATCAAATCCGTTTGATCAAAATCACCACAAAATATTATTTTAGAATCTTGTCCTACTCTTGTTATAATCGTATCTAATTCATGAAAGTTCATATTCTGACATTCATCTACTATAATGATTGCATTATCAAATGTCAATCCTCTTAGAAAAGAAGTTGATAAAAAGTATAGTGTGCCTTGTCCTTTTAATCTGT